CTTTATGGGCGATTGGCATCACAATCGCAACAGTCTTAATATTACTACTATGGACTATAGCCTTAGAGCCCTTGAAAAACTGGGACAGGCTTTCGATAAGTTTTATTTCTTTCCTGGTAATCACGATCTTTATTACAAAGATAAGCGGGACATCCACAGCGTCGAATTCGGAAAGTATATTCCTGGGATCACTGTGGTACACAAGCCCACTACTATTGGTGACGTTACTTTATGTCCTTGGCTCGTTGGAGACGAATGGAAGACCATAGGAAAACAGGGTGGCAAGTATATCTTTGGTCACTTTGAATTGCCCAGCTTCTTCATGAACGCAATGGTACAGATGCCGGATCATGGCGAGATTAAACTAGATAGTTTTACTGGTTATGAATTAGGTTTTAGCGGGCACTTTCACAAGCGTCAGCAACAAAAGAATATGATTTATATCGGCAATGCGTTTCCGCACAACTATGCAGATGCATGGGACGACGAACGTGGCATGATGGTCATGGAGTGGGGCGGTACTCCTGAATATCATACATGGCCGGGGCAACCTACATTTAGAACTATTAAGCTAAGTGAGTTAATTGATCGAGCTGACGAGATAATTTTGCCTAAGCAACATTTACGTGTTACCCTGGACATTGATATTAGTTTTGAAGAAGCTAGTTTTATCAAAGAAAAATTTATTGCAGATTACAACATCCGTGAACTTACACTAATTGCAGAAAAGAAAGAGATTGAAATCAACACCAATATCGATATACAAGCATTTGAAAGTGTTGATCAGATCGTAAGCAGTCAAATTATTAACATTGATTCTGACACGTATGACAAAAATACCCTGTTGGAAATTTATAATAGCCTATGATAAAGATTAAAGAACTAACTGTTAAAAACTTCATGAGCGTGGGTAATCAAACCCAAGCTGTTAATTTTGCCCAGCAAAATCTAACTCTAGTGCTGGGTGAAAACTTAGATCAAGGCGGTGATGACAATGGCAGTAGAAATGGTACTGGAAAAACAACTATTGTAAATGCTCTGAGTTTTGCCCTCTTTGGCAACGCACTCACTAACATTAAAAAAGATAATCTTATCAATAAGATTAACAATAAAAACATGTTAGTTACACTTGCTTTTGAAAAAGACGGCGTTGATTATCGTGTAGAGCGTGGTCGCAAACCCAGCATTATGAAGTTCTATGTCAACGATGTAGAACAAGACGGTGCGGAAACAGACGACGCACAAGGTGACATGCGAGAAACCCAGAAGGACTTAGATGAACTACTGGGAATGTCGCACGACATGTTCAAGCATGTGGTCGCACTGAACACCTACACAGAACCTTTTCTATCCATGAGGGCTAATGATCAGCGTGTTATCATCGAGCAACTGTTGGGTATTACTTTGCTAAGTGAAAAAGCAGAAACTCTTAAAGAGCTGATCAAACAGACCAAAGACAGCATTACTCAAGAATCAGCAGATATTGAAGCCGCAAAGAAAAGCAATGAAAAAATCCAACTGAGCGTTGACAGTTTGCTAACAAGACAAGGCGCTTGGAATACTCAACGTGATACAGATATTGAAAAAATTGCACGGGCGATCGTAGAATTAGAAAGCGTAGATATTGACGCTGAGCTTGCGAAGCATGCGGAGCTCAAAGTCTATGAAGAGCGAAGCTCAAAGCTGAAAAGTTTGAGCAAGGAACGTGCTACGTTAGATAGCGCGACAGCGCAAGCGGAGCGAAGCGTCACAAAGTATGACGGCGAGCTCGCCAAACTGGCTAACAAGACCTGTCACGCTTGCGAACAAGAACTGCATGATCACAAGCATGGAGAAATGACTTCTTCAGCACAAGTGCATCTTGATGAAGCCCGAAAGTATTTTGACAAGGTCACTAAAGATAGAGCTAAAATACAAGCTGAGATCGATGCTGTTGGCGAAGTCACTGCTAGACCCAACACTTACTATGACACTGTTGAGCAGGCACTGAAACATCAGAACAATTTAAAAACCCTGGAAACTAATCTCACTATCAAAGACGGTGAAATGGATCCTTATCAAGAGCAAATTGACGAACTGCGTCATACTGCTATCCAGGAAATCAACTGGGACCGTGTTAATAATCTTACACGGCTTAAAGAGCATCAAGAGTTTTTGCTCAAGTTGTTGACCAGTAAAGACTCATTTATACGCAAAAAGATCATAGATCAAAACCTAGCTTATTTGAACAACAGATTAACCTACTATCTAGACAAGATGGGATTGCCCCATACTGTGTTGTTCCAGAACGATCTCACAGTGCTGATAACACAGCTAGGGCAAGACTTAGACTTTGATAATCTAAGTCGAGGAGAGCGTAACCGTCTTATCTTGTCGCTGTCATGGAGTTTCCGTGATGTGTGGGAAAGTCTATATCAGCAGATCAACTTGTTGTTTGTTGACGAACTTATTGACAACGGACTTGATGCCGCAGGTGTAGAAGGCGCACTAGCTGTGCTTAAAAAAATGGCACGTGAGCGCAAGAAAAACATCTTCTTGATATCGCACAAAGATGAATTGATCGGTCGTGTTAACAATGTACTCAAAGTTATTAAAGAAAATGGCTTTACTAGCTATGCTAACGATTTGGAGATCAATGAGTAATGCGTCAAGATGAAGAACTGCATGCGGAACTCATGCGATTATTCAGATTATACTTTGAGCAGAATCAAAAATGGCTCAATGAAGGCACTAAAAGAGCGGGTATGGATACTCGCGCTATACTATCAGACATCAGGCGAATATGCACACAGCGGCGAGTTTCTATTATGGAATGGCGCCGCTGGAAAGACATAGACATGGCAGAGAAAAAGGCACGTAAACGCAATCAAAAAGGCTCCACCAGTGAGGACTAGACTGCTAACTACTGCATGTCATGGACTTACGAGAATCAATTAATAGAACTGCTTCCAGAGGACTGTATAGGGTTTGTATATCTTATAACAAATGTTCTCAGCGGGCGTAAGTACATAGGCAAAAAACTAGCAAAATTCTCTAAAACTACCACTAGAGTTGTAAAACTCAAAAACGGCACAAAGAAAAAGAAGAAAATTCGTAGCAAAATTGACAGTGATTGGCGTGAATACTACGGTAGCTCGCCCGAACTCAGCAAGGACGTTGCGGAATTAGGCACACATAACTTCACTAGAGAAATACTTTTCTACTGTAAATCCAAGGCAGAATGCTCTTACATAGAGGCTCGTGAGCAGTTTAGTAGACGAGTACTGGAATCAAATGACTATTATAACGGTCATATTCAAGTACGTGTACATGGCTCACACATAAAGAAACTTCAAGAAAACCAGGCAAAATAACGCCAAATAAGCCCGCACCGGCGACTAATATCGTGCCCCGAATCCGTTCTGATGTGTGACGGCAGGGAACTCTAATTGGCGTAGAGTAGCAGTTTCACTACCCGCAAGGATGATGATCAGATATGCCTTTAACTGATTTGAACTGTAAGAAAAGACTTTGACCAGGCTAAGGAGGGGAGAAAAACCCCGCGTTTGTGTGCATGTTAGCGTGTGTTCACAAACTGCCGTTGTATATAAAGACTCTGCTCGTGGTACCGGACAACCGCCACTGTAATGCAGTAACGCTAGTGTGACATGTTCAACTCGGATAATGTTAACTTTTGCCCGCCAGGGCAAAGTGTGACTGAACAATCTGGATAATATTTACAGTGCTTCGCACTTGATTGTTACATCAAAGAAAGACAATATGTGTTTGAGTGCTAACGAAAAACACAGAAGAACGTAGTTCTTCTTTATAAATACACTACTATGAAAATCATTGAAGTTATACAAATAGATGAAGGTCTTTGGCAAATGGCTAAGAACAATCTTCGAGATGCCGGATCTTGGGGTATGGAGAAAATTGCTGCCGCGTTTGGACGTGGTGATACTTGGCGTAAAGCAGAAGCAATCGCCCCTGAAATTGCTGACCTTGAAAGACGCTCTGGTCGAAAACTGACCCGTGATCAAATTGAAAAACATATCATAGAGTCTGATCCTGCTGTAAGAAACGCATTAGATGAAGCTGTTAGGATGAAGCAGGCATATATTGACAATCAATATGCGATCAACCCTGTGGCTGCTAGACAAGTATTTGGATCAGCGCAAGCACCGGTTGCAAGATTAACTCAACAGGAAAAAGATCTCCTATTATCAAAACCTGAATTTAAACCTAAAGAAAAACTAGTTAAAGAAGTTGAATCTAAAGTTTCTGAAGCTATGAGCAAAGAGAGACGTGCAGCCGCAATGGCCGCCGCGGCCCCTGTTGTAAGGTGGACTGATCGATTACTTAGATATGGCGTTGAAGCCGCTATTGTTGCACAAGTGCTTGCACCTTTTTCTGAATACTATGCAAAGGTACAGCGAGCAAAAGAATACTATGATGCAGGCCAGATGCCAACAGCGGGAGTTCCTGCGTCTATAAAAACTTTAGCCGATTGGTATATATGGTATACTGATAAAGCACTAGGCGATGCTATACTTAAATCAGGCGGACTTTTCGCTGCCGCCTACATCGCTAGACCAGTATTTAGATGGTTAGGAAAAATAGCAAAAGTATTTGTCGGAGAAACAGCTGGCACTTATATAGGCAATCTAGTTGGATCAGCTGCCACTGCCGGAATACTAGCATGGGGATTTGACGAAGGTGCAGATAAATTCTGGGGAAGTACTTTTGCAAACCTTATTGATATTCCTCAATTTCATCTTGATTTGTCAAGGGTAGTGGGCAGTGCAATAACAACACGGGTCGGGGATGACACACAATCAATATCTAGTGATATCATGTGGGGAGTTGATGCTGTTGCTAGCAAGTTTAGAGAACTTACTGGACTAAAGAATGGTTCAGATGCATTTGTCGATAAAGCTAATGGAAAAGAAACCGATGCTGGTAAAAAACCCGCAGGCCAACCAGCAACGCCGCCAGCAAGTACTACGCCCGGTGGCGCAACAGTGTCGGGTGATTGGAACTAAACATGACACGCAAAGTAACTGTTACATTTGACGATAGTACTCAAAAGGTATACACTGGTATACCAGATGCTTCAACGCCTGCTATGATTGAAGCAAAGGTAAAACAAGAATATCCCAACAAGAAGATTAAAAATATTCATGGCGAAAAAGAAGCAGCCACATCTGCTGTAGTGCCTGTTACACCTGTAGTAACACCAGCACCTACAAACGGTGATCAACCAACAGTTGATGGTAGGAAAGGCGACCCACGGGTGGATAAAGACGCTCAACAGGGATTTCAAGATCTAGGCGGCGGCTGGCTTAAAGACAGGGCAACTGGAAAAATATATCCAAAGCTACTAGAGTCTCGTTAAAGTAACGGCATTCCGGTTTCTGAAGTTGCTTCAAAATTTTCTTTAATTACGAGATACATAGCTTCTCGATCATCAAAGCTATAACGATCGAGTAGATCATTAACTGTTACACCTCCACGCATGTACCAGCTTAATCTAAACAACTCTTCTTTAAATTTTTTAACTTCTTCATCAAGCCTAACTAGAAATGCCTGTACATCTTCAGGAGATTTATCTGTTAGGCACGAGCGAAAAAACTTGTGTAATCCAATTCAATATTGATATTCATTTCGTACTTGCATTCATCATTGACGCATGTTACTGGAAATAACGGCATTGACATTTTTTCTTGATTAGTTTCAATGTGTTTTTTAATAGCATCAAATATCTCGCCATCACAGTTAGCCATCCATTCGTCGATAAAACTACGTTCTGTTACTACTGTAGATCCTGCTTCAACACTTTCTATACTAGTAGAATATAATTCTTTTTGTACAACGGCTAATTCGTTAAACAACTCAACTAAATGTGGTTGTTGTTCTTCAACATTTTCAATTTTTTCAATTTGAGATAATTTTTGCTGTAGTTGGAAATTCTTAATATTAAAATCAGTACGCTGTTTATAAGTTAATGGCTGTGTTTTAATAACTACATCTTTTAATACCAGTTTATTTTCATATTTGCAGTTAGTGTAGTGTTCTACCACACGAGTTAGATCTAAATTAAAATCGTGAATGTTTTCACATTTTGGACAAACGTTGCCAATAGCAATTGTGTTTCCGTATGTAGCTATGCGAATAGCCGCAAATAGCATTGGAGTATCAATAGTAGACAGCTCCCAAGCATTTTTTACAGCAGGACAGCAACTTTCTAAAATAGCTACAGAAGTTTTTCCAGTCATTAGTGCATCTGGAGTTTTGATTATAATTTCGTCCATACCGGACATACCGTACACAGGCATAGCTGTAAGGTCTCCCTGTAAGGTTCCAGGTTTATTGTAAATTCCCTGGCTGGGTAAGTTTACAAAGATCTTAGGTTGTCTAAAGAATTGCTGTAGTGGATTTTGAGCCATTTTTGTCTCCGGATAAATATAGTATCAAGTATTTATATACGTACATTTTCAGGAATTTTTTATGACAGCAGAAGAATTAAGAGCCATGCTCAGTGAAGTCTTGGGTAGTAGCAAACAGTACCCTTCACCTGCAAATCTTCCAAGGGACGAGACTGACTATACAAAAGTAGCAACAAGTGCAATTCAAGCCACTGCTGGACTAATTAGTGTAGGTAAAACAGGAGCCGAGGCAGCAACAGTATTAGGAACATTTGCCGGGTTTGTACCACTAATTGGCGCAGGTACTCAAAAATTTATTGGGATGGTAGAAGAAGCTAGGCTTGCTAATATTAAAAATGCAAACGCTGGTCTAGCAAGCGGTGTAATATATGGTGATCTTAATTATAAAACACAAGCATTAGGATTAACACAAGAAGCATTTAGAGGACTATTGCAAAATTCAGGCGGCTCACTTAACAGTCTCGGTATGACTGCAGATATTGGTGCTAAAAGATTATTAGATGTTGGTTTAAAAGCACAAGACTTAGGCAAAGAATTTATAATAAACGGTAATATCAGTCAAGATCAATTGGCTAGAACTACTGCACTGGCACAATACGGATCACGGGTTACTTTAGATAATGCAAAAGCACAAGCAGATGCGGCTAGTTCAACAATAGAACTAGCTAAAGAAATTGATTCAGTAGTTAAAGTAACAGGTCGAAGTCGAGATGCTATTACGGGTGAATTAGAAGAACGCTTAAAATCTCCTGTAGTTCAAAGTGCGCTAAACATGGCCACTGAAGAACAACGTAAAGGTATTATCCAAAGTCAAGCACAACTGTCTGGAATGGGCAAGGGTGTTAGCGATCTTAGTGCTACTCTAGCAATTAATGGTAGATTGACTAAAGATCAACAAATGCAGTTGCAGACATTGGGACCTGCCGCTGGAGAATTCCAACGTGCAAGTCGTATGGCAGCATTAGCACAAAGTGAAACTGAAAGAAAACAAGCAGCCGATGCCATGGTTGCGGCTAGGGCAAAAATTTCAGAATATCAAGCTAGTCAGCAATTTGCAACAGCAATGAAAAATTCTACTCCTGAAGTATCACAATATTATCAGAGAGCATATCAAGAAAATCAAGAACGGGGCCGTGTTCAAGCCGGAATGCGAGAAACCGGAATGGACGCAGTTGGCTCTCGAGCGCAGTCTGCTGTACTTGCAGGTAGAGATCAAGAAGGTATAGATGCAAATAATAAAAGACTAGCAGAGCGCGAATTAGGTAGACTTGCTCAAGAGGCACAGTTTAATGCATCTATTCAAGCGGCTGGCACTGGCAAAGCATTTGCTGAATTATCGATTCAGCTAGGAAACTCACCTGATAAGATTGCTAAACTAGATGGCGCTTTAAAAACAGTATTTGGCAACGATGGATCTATTGAAGCAGCCGCGGTTAGGATGAAAGGTGCAGTCAATGATATATTTGAAGGAATAGCAAACACTACAGGCGCTGGCAGCGGAAGTACTACGGCCGCTGGCAACGGAGTTACAGAAAATTTACCAAAAGTTCAACCAAAACCCGGAAGCGGACAGTATCCAAGTGCCACAAAGTTGGCAGATGGTACTAAGGATGCGTTTGGTAGTTGGTTTGGCGGCCCTAGTGATATGCTAGCAAACATTAGAGAAAGCGGTCCAGAGGCAGTAGTGCCACAGGGAAAAATTAGCGAGTTTATCAGTGATATGATGAGTAAACTACCTAAGCCAGGATCACAGCAAGATCAAGGTGCAGGCGCCAGCATGCCCAGCATGCCTTCACCACTATCGATGCAATCACAGTCTATGGACTCTAAAACCATGAACGACTTGCACAAACAACTAGTTGACTTAAATACAAGTATAAAAGAAGTATCTACGAAGATGTCAAGCGTGTCGGATAATACTGCGTCAACAGCCAAATACAGCAAAGCGGCGACTGGCAATCGTAATGCTTAAGGATAAGATTAAATGAGTTGGAAAAAATACTTTACACCTGTACCAGTTAATGGAGAATTACTAAGTCCCATCAGCGGACAAAATAGTAACGCCCGTCCTGGACCTGCTCAAACCAATTACTCAAGTTACCTTCCAGACATTTATACAGGCAGTCCAAATCGTATCGAACGCTATAGTCAATATGAAGTAATGGACAGCGATCCAGAAGTCAATGCCGCACTGGATATTCTAGCAGAATTTTGTACACAAAAATTAAAAGATAACAAAAGTCCATTTGCAGTCAAGTGGCGTAGTAGAGCTACCAACGCAGAAATCAAAATCCTAGGCGAATACCTACAGCAGTGGAACAAACTACAAAAGTTTGACACACGCATTTTCCGTATTGTACGAAATGTATTCAAGTACGGTGATGCTTTCTTTATTCGTGATCCTGAAACTCAAGTGTGGTCATGGGTAGACACTAGCAATGTTGTAAAAGTCATCGTAAACGAATCAGAAGGTAAAAAACCTGAGCAGTATGTTATCAAAGATCTAGCACCCAACTTTGAAAATCTAGTGGCTACACAAATTACTCCCACAGTTAATCCCAAACAAGGCGGTGGCGTTTCGGGACAAAGCGGATATCTAGGACAAACAGGTCAGGGTGGCGGTGCAGGTGCTGGCCGTTCGGGACCTTATACCAACAGTACAGGCAGTAGATTTGGATTAAATCAGAAAGAAGAAGCAGTTGATGCTAAACATGTTATACATTTAAGTTTGTCAGAAGGACTGGATCAAAACTTTCCATTTGGCAACAGCTTGTTAGAAAACATTTTTAAAACATACAAACAAAAAGAATTGCTAGAAGATGCTATTCTTATCTATCGTATACAACGTGCTCCGGAACGTAGAGTATTTCACATTGACGTGGGCAACATGCCAGCACACTTGGCTATGGCATTCGTAGAACGTGTTAAGAACGAAATACACCAGCGCCGTATTCCAAGTCAAACAGGTGGCGGACAGAATGTTATTGACTCAGCATACAATCCTTTAAGCATTAACGAAGACTATTTCTTCCCAACAACAGCAGAAGGTCGTGGATCTAAAGTAGATACACTACCGGGCGGTACTAACTTAGGCGAAATTGACGACTTAAAGTACTTTACTAACAAGCTGTTCCGTGGCTTACGTATTCCATCAAGCTATTTGCCAACAGGCGCCGATGACAGTCAAGCAAGTTTCAATGATGGTCGTGTGGGTACAGCATATATCCAAGAACTGCGTTTTAACAAATACTGTGAACGCTTGCAAGCATTGATCACCAGCGTGTTTGATCAAGAATTTAAAATGTTCATGTATGGTAAAGGTGTAAACATTGATTCAAGTTTGTTTGAATTGAACTTTAATCCACCAATGAACTTTGCAAGTAGTCGTCAAGCGGCTATGGATACAGAGCGTATCAATACATTTAATACTATTCAAGCAGTGCCATTTGTCAGTAATAGATTTGCTCTCAAACGCTTCTTGGGCTTGACAGACGATGAGGTAGCAGAAAACGAACGCATGTGGGCTGAAGAAAATGGTCACGGTGCTCCTCTAATGACTGATGCCGCTGGAGAACTACGTTCAGCAGGTCTAAGTGCCGCTGGTATTGAAGGTGATATGGGCATGGCAGGTGATTTATCTGCACCAGAAGAGATGACTGACGATTTAGGCATGGGCGCACCGGGATCAACACCAGGAAATGCCGCTACGGGTGGGGCTGCTCCGGGCCCTGTAGCATAAATATTGATATGATACTTAGAGAATTGTTTTATATTGATCCAGACTCACGCAGAGTCGATAACGATTTACGTTATGATGCCGGCCGTGACAACGGCACTATGCATCGTAGCGACACCCGCAAAACAAGATTAACTCTAAAACAAATCAACGAACTACGCAAAAGTAGCGAATCACATATACTAGAGCAAGAATTAGAATTAGAATTTATTCACAAAATGTACGCGGCACCTCCTCCAGCCGCAGTTTAATTTAAAAATAGATAAAAACTGACTGTTTTTAGCCTATATCTACCCACTTTTGTAATATTAGTGTAAATATATTACAGCCTTGTATCAATTCACATCACATTAAATAGGAGATTAAACATGACTGACCGCGCACAATTTGAAGCTATGCTTGAAGCTTTGATCAACGAAGATCAAGAAACAGCAAAAGAAATTTTCCACAATATCGTAGTAGGCAAGAGCCGCGAAATCTACGAAGAATTACTAGAATCTGATTTCAGCAAAGATCAAGGTAATCCATACGGCCAAACAGAATCAGCAGACGAAGAAGAAGATGACGTTGAAGAACCAGCTGATGACGAAATGGACATGGATTCAGAAGAAGACGATGCAGACGATATGGACATGGATTCTGAAGAAGATTCAGAAGAAGATCCGTTTGCAGACGAAGAAGAAGGTGAAGAAGACGGTGACATCGAAGATCGTGTTATGGATCTAGAAGATGCACTAGAAGACCTAAAAGCAGAATTTGAACAGCTATTAGCTGGTGAAGAAGGTGAAGAGCACATGGACGGTGACGACATGGGCGGAATGGACGACATGGGCAGTGAGCCAGACATGGGTGGCGAGCCAGACATGGTAATGGAATATGTTAACAAAGTTCCAAGTCCAAAGCACGGTGACAACGGTGTTAATACACGTTCAGCTGTAGCTGGTAAGAACGACATGGGTGGAACAACTACCAATATTGCTAAGTCATTCTCAACAGAGAAGGGCGGAACACAAGGTGGATTGCTAAAGCCAACAACTACATTGCAAGACGGCGGCAACATGAACAAGCCAGGTGCTACAGCAGGTAAATCAGCGTTCAAGAAGAAAG